TTCCCAACTAACAAAAGCACCGCGCCCAAGCTCTTTAGCCCGCGCCTGTGCCTCATCTAATTCGTCCTCTGGCCAAGTTTCAGCGTACTTGAGCCAACTAGAGCCGCCAGTAACTGGGCGCCAGTGATCATAGGCCCAAAACATATAGCCTTCATCATAACACTCTCTCATGATTAGAAACACGATTAACTCCCTTCTACGCTTACTCATTATTAGTGGTATCAGGCGCCTCAATAACAATAAAACGTACTACTACAGGCGCGCGAATTGCTTCCGCATCGAAGTCTAAATCCGCATCATCAATTACGTGCCTTATGTAGCGGTATTGTTTCGCGGAGAACACGTCCAAAGCCCAGCCAAGAGTAGGCATCTGTTCCCACAATAGCTCGCATTCTTCAACTGTTAAGAAAGGAAAAGGATCTTCTTCCCAATCAACATTCCTATCCAAGATACAGGCAGCGTGAGCCTGCGTCTCTTCCCTAGCCCGCGATAATCGCTGAGAAAACAAAGACGTAGTAATTTCTACTAAAATCCTTCTATAGACAAAAGGAGTGCCAGAGAGAAAGAAAGCCTCGCCGCTATCGATTAGGTCAGACATCCTAAACTCCTATTAGGAACGTATTCTAAGTGTTCTTCACCACATACCACTTATCGCCATAAGCGTGTCCAGCGGGCGGGTCCACATCGCCATCCCACCTCTGATACGTATCAGAGTCCACAAGCTTAACAATACCCTCTTTCTTATCAGTAGTTCGGCTTAAATAACCGTAACCACCTGGAATCTTAGTAATGATACCAACAGCAACAGCATAGCCATCTTTATCAGAAGATGCAACAACTAGCGTATTGGTAGAGAGATTCTCTTCGATAAACTTACGAGCATTACGGAGAGCAGTAACACATTCATTAGCTTTACGAGCTTTCTGAAGAGTTTCTTCTGCTGCCACAGCTTTAGAACGTAATCTATTGCGCTGATATGTAAGTTGTTCGATTTTTTCCTTTAATGCGCGCAGAGAATCGCTTAGTTGGTCTAAATCTTTCTGACAACTAACGTATTCAGCCTTACAAGGCTCTGCTAAATTATAAGCTTCGGTTAGCTGTTCAGCTACTGCTTCTTCAGAAAGAAAAATGGGGTTATTGAACATGAGAAGTCTCCTTTGTTTCACCATCTGTTTCAATAACAATCCACCGCTGCCAAGAACTCATATCAGAACTATGGTTTGTGCGAACACGCCAAGTACCTTGATAGTGGTGCGCAGCATAGTGAGTGTTATCGATGAGATCCAACAGAATCCTGATATTGGAACCAGTACCAGACAAAATACCAATACGAACAGCAAAATCCTCTTCCACTACAACGACTATGCGTTCATCGCTATTGAGAATAAGACAAGAGAAAATCCGCGCCACTAAAAGCTTCTTTTCACACTTATCTTTCTCTTTGAGATAAGGCTTTCGCCGCAAAAGAAGATCATCAAGAGCCTCTCTAGCTTGATCTAACTTGTCTTCTAGATCCTTTATAAGATCTTTAGTATTTTCTATCTTGCTTTCTATAGAGCTAATTGCCTCTTCATAATAGAAGCGATTTGCTTCAGCTAGCCCTAACGGTAGAATGTACGAATCAGACACTGTCAGTCTCCTCAAAACTAATGACTACCCACTTAGTAGTGTCGGAGCCATCAGCTAACGCATACGATCCATCTTCTTGGAGTCGCATAACCCAAGATCTCATGTCTTCGGGATCTTTGTAAGAAGTTATCCAAGCCGAATCATCCAGACACCCAGTCTTCTTATCTAAAATACCAATGTCAGTAGCCTTACCATTCGCGCCAATAACAGCCACGTACTGCTGATCGTCTCTAATAGCGTCGAAAGCGCGCTCAAAGGCACAAGCACAGTAATAGTCATTGTCAGCTTCTACTAAATCTTCAGCCCACATAGGAGCTGCTTGAAGCGCATTTCTTAGAAGATATCTGGCTTCTTCTAGCTGTTGTTCTAAGTAAGAAACTAATATTTTGCCGCTAACAATATCTGCTTCAGTTCGAGACACGTTAGCTTCTCCCTTAATCTTGCGCCGAAGCGCCCACGCTCTATCGACAACAACATCTTTTACTTTGATCATACTATGAACTCTCCTTTTCGTTAACCCATAGACAGATTTGAGGTAGAATACAGTACACATCTTCCCCAGGTAAGATCCCGCAGCCTGGCGCAAGCATATTGAGCATAACTTGGCCACCATTTACTGGCCCAATAAGCGTACCTCGCCATGGCAGTAAATGAGGAATCTCCATAGCGTCAATTGCATCAAGTGGCTCAACTAGTATTCCCCAGCCACTAAGTTTAAGAGCTTCATTCTCGTAATAGCAACGAGTACCGAGAGGGGCCGGCCAAACCTTATCAAGACGTGTCATATTATTAGTATTATTAATCATTATGATAACTCCTTAAACAACTACGTTAAGCAAATAGTCAGAAAGACGGTTGCGACGCTCGCGGATTATTGAAATACACTGTTTCTCAAGTGATGGACGCTCGTCCGGGTCGATCTTAACATCCACAATCTCATCATGGATATCACCCAGATCATTACAATAGATGATGATGTAGTTAGCATTAGCCTTGCACCAGTACTCAGTACCTTCCATACGAATATCAAAAGCGTTAGGATCGCCCCAATTCCCACAGCCACTAGTGACCCACCCCTCGTACTCGCGCTCCAGGAATTCCTTAGCTTCATCCCGAGAACGCGGAGCGTAGCGATACGAGGCAAGAATACGATTAAAAAGACCGTATACATTAGGGAGATAGATAGAGCTGTTAAAGAAGACGCCTCGCTGCTCTACTACTAATAGGCGGTTACCGACGCGACACGAAGACCCGCCATCCGCATTGTCATGCCAATCAAAAGTAGTACGAGTAGAGCTGTTGTCGTTCATAATCGCGGCTCACTAGGGTTAGTTAGAAGAAAGGGTTAGTTAGAAGATAATGGGATCTTTGACACGGGAAGGCAAGCTGACGCCCTTCCGAACCAAAGAATGAAAATCGAACATAATAGTAACAAGGAAGAGAAAAACCTTGGAATGAAGAGGATTGAGTTTGCGCCGCCTAACCTTACGCTCTTCATTCGTAGAGCGGTTCTTCTCATAAGTAAAGAGAGTACTGGGGAGCGTCTTAGGTTCCACCTTATAACGCCGCCAAAGCTCACGCAACCAAAGCTCAATATGTTCGACAGTGTTATTATTATTAGCCTCTAACAAGAGAGGCCGCGCAATCTTAATCTTCTTAGTATAAGAGACCTGGCGATGCTCCATTACACGTTCCATAGTGGTTCGGTCAGTCACTTCTACAAGCTTGCTAATGTAACGAACCGGCGAATTCGATTTATTGATGGAGTCAGTCTCACGCTGCAGGTACTTGTTAACGTAGTAACTAACAGTAAACGTGCTCCAGCGACCATCATAGACGGAATCAGGACACGCCAACGGAAGCGCCATATTAAAGAAACGCGCCATAGAAACGAAATCAGGATCCTTAATGAACGCCTGTTGCTCCTGATAAGAAGAGACAAAACCAGATTGTGGATTAGAAGTATAGCGCGGGCGCCAATAATAACCATCAATCCCACTAATGTGTTGGACGGAGTGCCGACCAGCCAATCCTCCCTTAAGAATTCCTCTCATAAAGGCTAACCTGGACTCAATAGGAAGCTTAAAAGCATACTTATGAGTCTGAGCCCACCGGATCAAAGCAGAGCTATGATCGTAGTCGCGGCGATCACTAACAAACTGTCTGATCTTAATACGATAGTGGCGAGAATCACCAAGCTCCAACTCACAATCTTCACCACTAATAACGTATGAGTTGAGATTACGCCGCGCCTTAGCACGCTCATTAGAATGAAGAGCGGCTCGATCCTTAGCGGCATTGCGAGCCTTGTTACGCTTCGCAGGAAGAATCGAACGACGAATCGAACGAATCTTCTCGGAGTAGGGGTCGCGGCGAAAACCAAAAACCTCGTCTTTACTAAGCATAAGTAAATGCTCCTAAGAAAAAAGAAGGAGGACTTTCGCCCTCTATGTAGTGTACGTAGTGTACGTAGTGTACCTAACAGAACCGCTTCGTCTGCCCGCCCTGAAGACGAATCCAGTTAGATGTTATATGCGGCATATCAGAGACAGGAATACCGACTTCCGCCAGTTGTTCTCCAACGTACTGGTACGTATTCCAGTTAGAATGATAAGCGAGCTGCCGCCACAGCCGGTTAGAAAGCCGAGGCAAGCGCTTCTGCTTGCTTGTGTTGATGCGAAAACCATAGCCGAAAGGTTGCGGACTCTCGTACGTAGAAAGCGACATTCTGACACCTCCAATATCTATAATAACAATAATAAGAGAAAAAGAAGGGGGGGATAAAATCCCTCTTCAAAGTTACCCTCCTACCAGCCTTGATTTTCCTTCCAAAATCTATCAGAGATCGGTCCATGACGAAGAGAAGCCCACTCGCTTATCAAAGAAGATTCTTCTAACTCCTCCTTTTCACGACGTTTCCGGGACACCAGTTCAGCTATCTCCTCGCAATTTTTACTGCAGAAGTTTTCTCCGGTCGGAAGGGAAAGACCACATCCAGGGCAACGCATTCTTACCTCCACTATCTAAAGTAATAATAAGAGAGGGCGCGCTTCGGCGCGCCCACTCTAACTCTCCTTAACCCAGTAAAAGCTCCCGCACACGCTTATCGCCAAGTAAACATGCAGCACGATCAGTAGCCCAACTGACTTGCACAACCGTCCCACCAGCTGCAGAGGCCGCTACATTGGCTGCCATCCAAGTGACATAGCCAGAGTCCCTCCACGCCTCGTCTTTGGCATCAGCCGCAGCAATAGCCATTAGGGTGGTGATGGGCTTTCTGTGTTCCATAGCTATTGCTATCCCATAGATACGTGGATCAACCTTACCGCCTTCCTTTTCTACTTCCGCAAAGCACGCATTGAGGATGCGTACTATGGCCATGCAGAGGCTCGGCTGATCGAAGTGGTACAAAGCCCAAGCGAGGTCAGACGTAGTAGCGCTGTACGTGTCGTCGTCATCTGCACGTAACAGTTCCGACCACTCGCGGAACGTTAGTCCGTCTTCAGATTGCGGAGAGCGCCCTAAATAGGCAGTCATGTCATCGAGGCGACGAGGAAGATCGGACGCCCGAGCCTTTTGTAGCATCTCAACAGTGATGAAGAGAAGGTCTACGCTTTGAGAATCTGTGTTTGTTTGTTGCATACGTATGTGCCTCCACTATCTAAAATAAAAGATAGGGCGCCGAAGCGCCCCCCATCCATAACTAGGATTTCTCTTCTTCTGCCGCCGCTTCTTCAGTTGCAGGCTTGTTATTAGTAGCGGGCGCTCGTCGTTGATCGCAAGGGATACACATACCACAAAGGTGTGTGGTGACTTCCTTACAGTCTTCGCAGAGCGCTTCCCAGCTGTTGGAGTGGAGTTCGGGACGATAGACCCATGGCGTTTCCATACGTGATGTGCCTCCAATGTATAAGGTAAAAAAACAAAGGTGCTTTCTTTGCCACCACCGTACTGGCCATTCCAGCAACAAAAAACCAAACCAAAAAACTAATAACCAAACTAACAAACTAAACTAATAAGAAATAAAAAGGAGACCGCACGATAGCACGGTCTCCGTATTAAGCAATTACTAAGAGAGTAATTAGGAACATCTTAAAAGCCAGTTAGGAACGGTTCTTAGAGCGAAGTGTTATATGTAGTAAGAGATTTTAGGGGGCGGGCGGCGCCAAACTAAACCAAATACTACGTTTCTTAGAAGAAATCTATCTCCTCTACAATAACAGTAAAGGAAACAGACTAAGAGTTTAGAAAAGGTTTGGTAGCATGTTGTCAGTGCTAGCGTTTAGAAAAGGTGTCGGTATTTGGAAACGCATCGGTGCTTAGAACGGTGTTGTCGGTGCTTTGTCGGTGCTAGCAGTGCTTAGAAACGTGTTAGCGGTGCTAGCGGTGCTTTGGACCACGCACGACCCTCACACATTAACCTAATTAGAACCTTCTATTATTATAGGAGAAGGTTTAGTTTTAGGTTCCTTAGTTCGGGGTCAGTGGAAAGTTAGAGCAGCTCCTGAGCCGCTCAACAAACCTCTTTAACCATTCTGATAACGCTTTCTAAACATCAAATACTTTTATAGGTGTTTTTAGAACGAAATCAATAGTAATGATGATAAAAAAGCGCAACTCACTGAGGGTGAAAGGAAAAGGCAGCTTTAACCTAGTATTAGATTAGTATTAGATAAGTGGCGCCCATCTCCACCATCGTCAATGGGCTATCTCCGCGTACCACTAAATGCTGCGTAGGGGTAAAAACACATGAATTAAAATATAGGGCATCACCTCCATGGGTGGCATTTCCATCTTAATGAGGTTTAGTACCAAAGAAACTACATTATCAAAGAAAAGGCAAAAAAAGGTATCTTAGTAAGGGTGGCGAAGCACAGACGGGCGCGGCACCTAATAAAATTCATAAATGGTTTCGTAGGCGTTTTTAGAACGAAATGTGGTTAGGCTTTCGATTCTTAGTAATGTCCCACTACGCTCAGAGCTCGCCTAATGCGGCTCGCTCTTCGCTGCTCAGTACGTTACGCTGTTAGCTTTAGTACGAAAGGTTTCCATTATGGGGATTGTTAGGTTATTAGGTGCCGCCGCGCTTCGCTACGTACGAGCTTAGTACGCAGTACGAGCTTAGCACGAGTGCGGTTCTTAGTACGGGGGTACGTTCTTAGTACGCTGTACGAGCTTAGTACGAGTGATAGCTTCGGCGCCAAACCCTTATCTTCCCACTAACGGAAAAACAATTACCATCCACTACGTTCTCAGCTTCGCCGGATTACGGCTCGCTGTTCACTGCTAAAACGTTCGCGCCCCCACTTATTAGCGTAGATGCTACTAAGCGTACACGTACTGAAGTGCCGCTATTAGTATTTATCTGCTCCTACTATATAAGACGAGATTTTTTTCCCAGTGTGGTATATTTTCTGAAAATTTTTGAAAATAATTTCTGAGGCGCTGGACACCACAGATGCGCGCTATAGTACATAATACAAAAGGCCGGTCAGATCTCACCCTGACCAGCCCTTTTAAACATGAACCCCTAACCGCTCTGAGGTTCCAATGTCTGAACCGTATATTAGGCCCGCCCGCGCCATCAGTCAATACTACACGAAGAGAATTAAAGAATCGTCTCTAAAGCCTATTAGTAGGCCAAGGAACAAAAGAGAAGCTCTTATTCTAAAGTTATACGAGTACGTTGTAAGAGACTATTCGCTATTACTACGTGCTATTAGACCAATAACAATAAAAGCGGCTAATGCGATCGGCGCCATTCACAGGTCTTTAAAAAGAACTACTGCTGACGGACGTAGAGAGATAGTTGATCAATTCCTCTCTGATAGAGGAATAATGCTTTTAGATCAATACGCCCCCACGTACTCAGTACGTTTCTATTTCTTCTTAACGTGTTTTCTTAACTGGAAGAAAGACGCATACAGATACGCTACCACCAAGCAACAGCGCTTTGAAGAAGCAATCGTCTCAATGGGAAACGAGTTTAACGAAGTGGTGGCCGCATACGATAATAATAATATTTATGTTCACGAAGCTGAGCTAACTGCCGAGGTAAAGCTAATGTCTACTACCGCCGCCTTTCACACGTATTGCCAAACCCTAAGAGAACTAGATCGTCTTCTACTAGAAGCTTCTTTACTTAAAGGTATGACTTCTGAACAGATAGCCGAGATTATAGATTGGGATCCGTCCTCTGTACGTCATCGAAAAGCAAAGCTAATGAAGGATTTCCGCGCTTCGCTAACCATGAGTGATTGTTAAGAACCGTACTTAGAACAAAGAACCGTACTTAAGAACCGTACTTAATTTCAGTCCCCTTAGTATGGCGTTTACGCACGCAGTACTGACAAAAAACCTAATAAAAAAATAATAACTAATACTAATAAGAGAAGAAGAAAACAAACTAAGGAGTAATGGGTGGTGGGCGCTCGCTTCGCTCGCGCTGCGCGGCCCACTCTTACTACTCCTCTACGAAGTCGTTCGGATCCCACGAGTAGGCATCCGCATCACAAACCTCATCAATATCCGTACCATGGAAGATGTGGCCTTCCGGGTAGCGGCGCCACGTGCCTGTCGGTACTTGCTCGGGCTTAGAGCGGAGCGCACCTCCCTGAACCGCCTTTAGCATCTCCTCAAAGGCTTCTGAGACGCGGCTGGGCGACTCATGTTCTCTGTTGTTCCAGATGGCGAGGTTCTTCAGCCACGCCACTTGAGCCCAGAAAATGCTACTCTGATCACCGCGCATTGGCGATGTCCCCCTTGAGATCGAGCCGCAAACCCCGGAGAGCCGCCTCTCGGTCGGTCTTAGAGGACATGCCTGCGATGTCAGCCAATGTATCGCTGTAGTTGTGGCGCAGCGTGTCGCTCTTGATTTTCTTTATCATGACGAGCAGATTCTTGTACATTGTTTCGTACCTCCAACATCTAAGATAAAAAGTAAGGCCAACTGAGTACGCCTCACGACGCACTCAATCAGCCTTACTATGTCACACGCTGGTGCCAGCGGCGCCAGGGGCAGCCCGCTCCTTAGCGACCTCCACCGCCTTCTCCACCTTCTTACCCTGCAGGGCGTTTAGCTTAGCCAGCAGATCCGTGTTCTGCTTGGCATAGTCTACGGTGAAGCGTCGTGCCTCTGCCAGCTGCGCCTCGATGAGGGCCTTGGAGGCCGCAGCCTGATCTGCCCTCTTCTTGGCGTCTTCCAGCGCCGCAACTGCTTCCTGTGCCAGCTTAGAGGCATCCTCTGCCGCCTTAGCTGCCAGAGCAGCGGCCTGTGCCGCCTCACCGCGCTCCTTAGTAAGGACGACGTTAGAGGAACTCAACTCGGTGATGGCCTTAGCCTGCGCGCCCATCTTGACCTGGGCGGCCACCAGCGCGTCCTTGAACTCGCTGATGCTGATGCCAAACGAGTTCCAGTTGACGGCGAAGCCAGCCAACGTGGCGACGACGGCGATCGTCCCCATCACAGCGAGGCTGATGCTCGCCTTGGTGTACGCGATATACCCGATGGCGCCAATGACGCCAAGAATACCGACGACGCCACACGCCTGCACGATGTACGTGCTGAGGGGCTTACCCTCGTTGGCGGCCTTCACCAACTCATCAAAACTTTTGCTCACACACTTCTCTGGCTACATATGACTTCATCGAGTACCCCGTGCACTCGTGAGCCATAGCGATGCCAACTTCTATGATAAAAGAAGAGGTTTACTTTACTATGTTAGGGAAAAAGGTACGGCGGCTTGCACAACTCTTAGTGCTAAGCCAGCCGCTATCGGGGAATCGTCTGATAGGGATTGGTTTGCCGCCCGAGACTACCAATATATCCCTAACACCGTACCTTCAGAGCACCTTCCGGGGTGTTGTGCTCCAACATCTACAATAAAATAGAAATGTTTTTGAGTTGAAACGTTTGAGCCGAAGGCGAAAAAATAGGGAGAGGAGTTGATCAAGCTCCACGTTGACTCCGCAGTACGTCGCGCGAGCCTCCCTACTTTTCTGCAGTTACTTATTGGCGACCGACTGCAGAAGGTCGTTCTTTATACGCATTGTTGCCTCTTTTCACTCTTGAGAGGGAGCACCATTACTCCCTCTTGGAATCCAGCATCAGCACATGTTAGTAGCGCGTAGTCTCGCTACCGCATGACACACCTTCCTTTCTGCGTTTGAGGTTGAAGATCGTACTCTACTGCGTGAGGTATTTGCCACTCGGGTCACTCACGCATACGAAATACATTATTGGGACAGGTGGGACTTGAACCCACACGCTCTTACGAGCAGCCACTTTTGAGGCGGCTTCGTCTACCAGTTCCATCACTATCCCATTAGTGGGGGACGCAAGGATTCGAACCCTGTACGTGCGCACGTGCTTGCTGACAGCTGCTAAACCAGACGTGCACATCTGGCGCTCCAAGCAAGCGTGGCTCCCAGACCACTACATCTCTCCAACTTCTATAATAAAGGAAAGAAAGAGCAGCAGCCGGCACCACCGCCCTGCTACTACTCCTTCTGTTTCGCGTAAGGCGGGGAACGATCCCGCAACCAAGAAGCTCTCGCCTCTCGCATTTTACCCATTAAACTACTTACCCTACTCGGACGACTGGTTCTGCGTTAGCAGATTACGGCACCGCCTGGAATCGAACCAGATTCTCCACCCTTACGGCTGGCGTTCTCCCGTTTAACTACAGTGCCAAAGTGACACCCAGGTTATGGGCGCCACCATGAATAATTTTCTCACTTATAAGAGCGTAAGCTCCAGTAGGTAGTAAGCACCTCGCGATTTCGGCCTTCGTGTGATGGTGTGCCGAGGACGCGACCCTCCAACTTCTATAATAAAGAAAAAAACAGAACCGTCTTTTGCGAGGCGATTCTATTTCGGACTTGATGTAAAAAGTCCTTGGGATGCTATTTCAGCTAAACGTTCCCATAACGCCAAAGAGGGAAAAATCCGTATTGCTACAGCCTCCCACTATCTATAATAAGAAGAAGAAGAAGAAAAACAGAACCGCTCCATGGAAAGCGATTCTGTCTCGGACTGAGCAGTCCTCGGGATGCTTAGCGTACGTGTGCTGTACAGTTCACACGCAGGCGAACAGCCACAACGCTCCCTCGCGCCAAACGGGACTGACTCCAGCCAGCCCGTGCCCAACTTCTATAATAAAAAGGATGGCGCTCTTCCGAGACGCCAAACGTAGCCCGTGCTACACGAGCCCCACTGAGGCCCGTATCTCCTGCATCTGCTTGTCGAGACACGCCTGGTTGTGTCTCGTCTTCAGTATCACCATCCACCCGTTAGCCATCTCCATGATGGCAAAGGCGACGATCACACTAACCATGACACCCAGGACGACGTTGACGGCGAAGCTACCGCCAGCGAGAACTCCAAGGACAAAACACCAGATGAAGAAGTCCCGCTGCTCCGCCGCATCCCAGTAGTCGAGGATCTGTTTGTTGAACGTATCCTCCCAGAGCGGACGGATGATACCCATGGCGACACCGAAGACACCGCTCACGAACATGTAGATGAGCGCCGCCACGAAGCCCAACACCAGGAAGATCGCGCTGATGATGAGCTTGGTGGTGATCAGGGCCGCCACCAGCGGCGTGCACACGAGAATGGTGGAAAGCGCCAGACACCGGATGAAGAAGCTGTCATAGTGATCGTGCATTTTGTACGTACCTCCAACATCTAAAGTAAAAGAAGCAGCACCGCCCGTTAGAGCGATGCTGGTCCTCCTCTTAGAACGGGTTCTCCTCGTTCTCACGTGCCTCACGCGCCTCGCGCTCGGCCTTCTCCTTCGCCTCCTGCTCGGCCTTAGCCCGGGCTAAACGGGCAGCGGCCCCGGTGGGCAGAGCAGCCGGACGCCCGTTAGTGGACGCGGCCTGGGCGGTCGGCTTGGGCTCGGAGGCAACTTGCTTCTCCAGCTTCTCAAGCTTCTCCTTGAGGAGCCGCACCTCCTCCGCTCGCTCCTTGAGCTTCTCCTCCGCGATCTGAGCCGGCGTCTTCGGCTCCGTCTTCGGCTCGACCATCCGATAGTCGACACCCTTATCGGCGTAGATCGTGTAGCCCACGTTGGGGAACTTCCGATCCTTCACATTGGGGTTACCGTTGCCGCACCGGCTATTGAGGATCCCCGTCATCGTCCGGAGTTTCCCATCTTCCCCCGTGTGGAGGAATACACCGGTGACCGTCCATCGTCCCTCGACGCCCATCTTACCCCGGATCTCCCACATGTCGAGGGGGATGCCCGGGATGTCCTTGTTACCTTCGACGATGAACTTCCAGATAGGGCGGCCCTGGTCGTCGTTGCCCCACATTTCGGTCATGGCCTTCTGCCAGCCCCCGTGGGGCTCGCCGGAACCCTCACCCGCCCCAACACCCGTTCTCACTTCCGTCTTCATAGTTGCTCCTTTGGCTTGGCTATAACTGGCTGAATGCCAGCTTCCAACATCTAAGATAAAAAGCAAGGGCGCCACCTCCTCACTCCCACTCCTACCAAGGCTGTGAGTTTAGTACTCCGTCAGCCCGGCACTGAGCGAGCGCCTTCTGGAGACGGGGCGAGAGCTTATCTTCACTCAACCACTCCCACTCAATCTCTTGCTCGTACTTGGAACGGCACCAGTCGAGCAATAACCAGCCCCTCAAGTAGTTAGGGTTTACGTTCAGAATGTTGAGGCGCCCGCTAACCAGTCGGCACCGCCCCCTACCAAAAGACTTGAAAGAACGCATATGTACCTCCACTTCCTATTATAAAAGAGAACGTATTCGGAACGGAAAAGAGTGGGCCGAAGCCCCGAATCTCTAATAGTCGTCTTCTTCATCAAAAGACGTAAGAGCCTCCAACATGTCCTGCCAGTCACCAAGAGCATCGTAAAAGGCACGACTGGCGGCTTCAGCTTCAGCCTTACTGGCGGCAAGAGCCTCACCCTCAACGCCCTCTTCTTCCGCATAACGCAGCATTTCGCTGGCGTCACGATGCCAGCCGTCAGCGATGTTCATGTTCTGCTCCAGCCGCGTGAGGCTGGTACCAATCAGCCGCCAGTCGCCAACGGCTGAAGCTTCTTTCCTTGTATCGAAGAAGAGCCGATGCACCGGCCCCTCCCCTTCGTGTGGCGAATCCACATACCAGATTGGCATGGTTTTTATCCTCCGCTTTCTATTATAAGGGAAATAAAAATGGCGGGCCGAAGCCCGTGCCACCAGCTGACGGGGCGTAAGCCCGAGTCAGAACGGGAGCCGAAGCTCGCCATTCTGGCACTCCATGAGGGCCTTCATACCCTCGATGGCCTTGGCGGGATCGCGCTCGGGCGGGGTTAGCTGTCCCACTTTCTCATACGTCTTCCACACCGGGTTCCACCGCCACACTGTGCCATTGCTATCAACGATCTGATGCATAGTTTCGTACCTCCAACATCTATAATAAAAGAGAGGGCCGTACCGTAGCCCAGCTTCTTACTCGTTCTCAAACAGCGGCACGTGTTCCACCGCCCTCCTTTCTATCTCTGCCTCTGCCTCAAACCAGTCGTAGCACGACCAACAGAGGGTAAAGATGTTGTTAGTGGCGGGCCGAAGCCCGCAGTGGCAGCAGGGGGTCTCATAGGTCTCGTCGTTTTCCATGCGTATGTCCTCCACTGTCTATAATAAAAAGGGCATTACGCCCGCAACCTTACTAGTAATAGTCCTCTGGGTCGACCACCTCATTGACTACATAGCTAGAGTCGAAGACCCTAGGGTCGTAGGTAGAGATATGGTGCTGCTTACACTTAGAGCAGACGCGCCGAAGCGCGATGCCCTTAGCGTCGTACAACCAGTACGAGTCAGTGCTCGTACGGTAGCCGTTGACACACTTATGTGTGCGCTCTCTTTCAGGCATTAGACACCTCCAATATTTATAATAAACGGGCATTAGAGAAGGCGGCACCTAATAAAGAAAAAATGCGCCACTTAGGAGGGCCGCACTTCTTTTCTCCTCAAGCTACATTCCCGTGTACGGTTTTCACCGCCTCTCGCGTAGCCGAGGAGACACTGTCGCTGAAGTCACCTCCGAGTTAGGTTTCCAACATATAAGATAAAAAAAGAGGCCCTATGATTCATGGTCTCTATAGTCCGCACACGGGCAAGCGGAGACCTCCACGTAAGTCGTGGCCCTGGAGTAGCGCTACTTCTCCAACTTCTATGATAAAAAAGCATTTCTCCAATGGCAAAGAGTGGGGGGCCGAAGCCCCCAGTACCTATCCTTGAACCGGAGCACCATTCCCGTTGACTTGGAAGATGGCCACTCGCCCGTGGCTGGAGATGTTATTAAACTGAGACACCAACGCCCGACACTCCTCGAGCGACCCACGGAACACTACGACTCCATCCTGCGAACAGAACGACTCCATCACTACAACTTCGTGAAGCATGGGAACCTCCAATATTTATTATAAAGGGAAGGGCTCACGCCCCGTACTCTCAATCGTAGCCAACGGGCGGCGTCCACCCAGCGGGCAGCGCCTCCCTCATCGCCTGTTCCGCCCTCTTTAGCTCCTGCTCCCACATCACCACGTCCTCGCGGCGATACTGGAGGGTTTTGGTGGGGCCGCCGTAGAGCCGCACATCGCGCTCTACGTTAGTGACCGCCTCACGAGCGAGCGCAAGCTGGTGCCTACACTCTGCAGCATCAGCTGCCGCCTTGATAAACTTAGCGAACATACTTAGTAACACCTCCAGCTTATAAAGTAAAAGGAGAAGGGCGCGCGAAAAAAGAACACGCACTCCAGCCAGTCAGAGAGACAAACAAGAGATAACTTAGAGAGCGTGTCCTCCACTTACTATAATAAATAAGAGGATAAAGGAAAGGCATTTCTGCCCCGCCCCCCGTGCTGCTCACTCGTCGTCGAGTTCGCAGTCGATGTCGTTGTCGACCATGTACTCGCCAAAGAAGTCCTCGCGCCACTCGGTGAGATCGTCGCACCTATTGCTGCACCCCTCGACACCAGGGGGCGAGCCCGTAACGCCTGTGCTGCGCCCCTCCAGGGCGTCCCGCACCGCGAGATCCCTGAGGTGGACAAGGCCGCTCGCGCGGCCAATCCAGCCCAAATCTCTGAAGTGGGGCTCCAGTAGCTGCTCAACCTCCCGCCGCAGAGACCAGTCTGGGGCGGGGCAGATTTCAGGACAGACATTGTCCATCATTAGACACCTCCAACTTATAAAATAAAAAGGGAATAAGAATGGGCCTAGGCCCCACACGCTTATTCTCTGAAACCGCAAATGGGGCAGATCTCCCCGTCTCCTTCCTCGGTATCGGTTCTGAGACACTCTGGGCACACGTACCCCTCAAACAACAAATCGAACTCGATCTGCTGGCGAGGGTTTAGCGTAGAAGTTTCTTCCACGTTCACCTCCAACACCTATTATAAAGCAGCGCATCTCTCTGGTGCGGAGATGGTGCGCGGCAATAATAATGCATTTACCTCATAGAGGCTAAAAAAGAGACGGGCCTCAACCCGTTTGTGCGTCAATCATCTGGTAATGAGACGTTCACAAATACACGCTTGGATTATTAGTACCAAGTCGTTTACTCTTTTGCACCGTTTTCCGTCCGTGCTCGACCACCCTTTGCAACACCGTGGAGGTGTCGGTGTTGCGGGCTTCGACCAGTAAGCCCTCCAACTTCTATAATAAAGGATAGCAGAGCATTCATTTTGAGCCGAAGGCGAAAAAGAGAAGCGTTCATGACCGCTCTCTTCGCCTCGGGATGCTTCCCTTGACTTGAAGACCTTGCCACAATGCCCAGCATCTCTGCTGAGACTGATATGTGTGTGTCTTCCAACATCTATAATAAAAATAACAGAGCGCCGTTCGCAGCGCTCTTTTGTAGTGGCCGTCCACTATTTCACGCCTGTTACGTGGCGTCCTTGTCTGTCCAGCAAGCTTCTTCAGCGTCGGGGACTCGCGTTGACCACATCCTCTCTTCGAAGATGCTCGCGTATTTCAACGCAAAACACTATATGCCGCTCAGACTCGGCAAGTGTTACTCCAGATCCGCCACGACGACAAGGTATCGTTGGGCCTCTTCACTGGAGCCAGTTCTGGACTGAGTTTCCAACTTCTATAATAAAGAAGTGGGCCGAAGCCCCCAAACATCTACATGATAGAAGCCGTCCCTCTTCTGCCGTATGGAGACGAGGGGCGCTCTACCCATCCCGCCTCCTTCTTCAGCCTGATGTCTCTAGCTCCCCAGAGAGCATAGAGAAGGGCGGCGATCATCATGAATCCGAAACATGGATCCACAAACACCTCCAGTTAGTAGGATAAGAAATATAGGAATGCATTGAAAGAAAGAGTGGCGCCGAAGCGCCTCGAAACTACGCCCCAACCCCCCGGCCCGGCAGTTCCTGTACGGGTTCGGGTTCGGGAGCGGGCTCAACATGCGGAAGATCAGTCCCCGCCCCACAGTGGGGGCAGGGGTCGGTCGCCGTGCTACGACGACCGCAGTTACAATCAGTCCAGGGCACTTCGCCCATTAGACACCTCCAACATCTATAATAAGAAACATTACTACTTAGAAATACATTACATTGAAGGGAAAAGAAAGAGCGCGCCCCCTTGGGCTACGCTCAAACTGCCTACCAGTTCGTGATGAACCGCCGGCAGGAGACCACTTGTCCTTGAGAACGGGTGGCGTCCTGGCCGCTGTCGGGCGTGATCAGGTCGCGGCGAGAGGGCAGGGCCGCCCTCACCAAGCTGCTGACGATCAGGAGGGTACCCTCCTCGGCCTCGGGGACTTCCACCCCGACCACCGGGGCGCTACCCCGGAACACGACACCGTTGATGACCTGCTCCGGCACCTGGCCGAAGAGGACTACCGCCCGCACCCCGTCCGGCGGGATCGGGTCGTGCCCGTCCACCGTAACTTCGTGCGGAGTTAGGTTGCGTAAACGCATCGCTTCTCCTAAGACTATCTCGCGCAACTGACCTCCATTGGCAGTTACGGAGTATGTCTCCAACTTCTATTATAAAGAAAGCACCTGTCTTTGGTGCGGAGCACGTCGTAGCCTAACGCGGCATAACAGGGGTGCGCGGCAAATAAATCTTATTATCTGCATTTACGTTCGTTGAACGGTAGAAAAAGATTGGGCCCGTTGCACGCTTATATCAGCATAAAAATAGATTGGGCCCGTTTCATTTAACGGTTTCCGTAAACGTCCGTTACACTAACGGTTCGGGTAAGTATCAGCTTTGGTAGGGCGAGCTATGCTGACGACGCCACTTGCTTTACCCTCTGTCTTGCGACAGAGCCGTTTCCCTGCAAGCCTGGTAGGAGAGTGGCCGTATGGGTCAGCTTAGTCTCCAACTTCTATAATAAAAACCAACATTAGTATTTAGAAACAGTCTCACGCTCTTAGTTAGGTGGGGAGCTTCGGCGCCAAAACTACTATCTGCATTTATCCATAATGGAAAAAAGAAGAGCGAACTCTGGCCAGTCCGTTCTCTTTTAGCAATGTGATGCCGTAGTTGTTCTCCCCATGCCACGGGAGCTACGCAGCTGGCTTTACCTCACAGCAGTACTTGGGGAAGCTTGGCTCTTCCAACATCTATAATAAAAAAACACTCAAAAAAACAATCTCATCAGTGGGGCCAGCCACTAGAGGGATTGTTTGCTACATGCGACGATGCCGATCCGCCGCTTTCTATAACCTCCTGTAGCTGAGGTGGCATCTTGACGTACTCCCCACACCGTGCCAGGTATGGGCGTCTCCTCTTTTTCGGGTGTCGGATCCCCGCCACCAGTGGCAAGCACTCCGGTTTTATCCGGCGCTCCCAAACGGCCCTGGTGGTGGCCATAGCTGCAGGATTAACCCGTGCAGCGGTTCCAGTTTTGCGATGCCCCTGGATGGGCCCCGGAGCACCCTTGCGAGTGTTCTCTCCAACTTCTATAATAAACAAAAACATTAGTTTTAGCAGCACGGTGCGCCGTAGCCACAAAACTCAAATCAAAAAAAGAGTCGAACCCTTGCCGGGGCTCTTCTCTTTACATAACTGCACGTTCAACCGTGCAGCGAACGCTCAAGCTACCGAGAGCCTGAACGGGGAGGGGTCGACTTAGCGCCTTCTCTCCAACTTCTATAATAATAATATCATAGCTACTTAGAAGCGTCATTAGGGCGAAAAAAGGTGGGGCCATGGGCGCCCCAACCACCACTACCAACGGCCCTCGCGCACTGCGGCGCGGAAGTCGTCGTCGGTACGCCGCGCGTCGTCGCAGGAGCAGCGGCCTACCCCGCACTCCTCGCACTCCGTGTAGCCACGAAGCGCAATGGTACGGGAGCTGGGCGTCCCGTACCATACGAGGTACAAGTCAAACCACCCCTCGGTGGGGGGCCGGCGACAAAACACTACCCGCCTCACGGGGCGGCGGCGCGCGGGAGAGCGGAGCAGGGATCTCTCCCCGCTCCGGAAGGGGGCCTCAAGCGGCCCCCCGACTTTTTCTCTTGTGTACTTCATGAGCACCTCCATCATCTATTATAATGGTGCGGAGGCAGAAATAAAAAATGAGCGCCCAAAGGCACCGCATTTTCCCAACAGCACGGCCAGCTTGCTTCAGGAGCCTGTTGGTACCCCAGAGGCCAAAGCCTCCAACTTCTATGATAAAATGCCGGAGGTAATCTGTACACGCGGTGCTTTTGGCGTAGGTACGGACTCCGCGAAATCGACCTATAACGAAGCCATCAGTCGACGAGCAAAGCGAGGAGACTCAACTGGTGCGGAGGTACAGTGACACTTTCTTTTGTTATTATTAGGTATTGTTAAAGGAAAGAAACTTATAAAGGAAAAGTAGGGAAAAATAAAAGGGACATGCATTGCTGCACGCCCCTAATGCCGGTGTTTAGACACCTTACCCGGCTAGGTGTTAGGGCCTTACGGCCTAGAACGGGCTAACAGCCCAGCGGTCCCTACTTGGTCGGGGTCCCAGGAGGGAGCGCAGAAAGACGGCCCTCACTACCACTACCACTATCCTTTTCAGGAGTTGCGGTCTTGACCTTGGTGTTACTCAAGGTCATGTAATAGTTGCTGTACTCCGACACGTCGGTACCGCTCAGCTTTTCAAGGCTTTGCGGGTTGCGACCGATAGCTAGCCGGAGCCCAGCGGCGCTGATCGCCTGCTGCACCACCTCCACTGGCACTTGGAAGGGGACATCGCGCCCTTTCTCGTACGTCACGCCGTACACGTTGGGCGTCGAGAACTCTCCCTGCTTCCGCCACGCATCCAGAGTGTCCCTCAATCGCTTGAAGGGCTCGGGGTCGTTAGCAGCCTCAGAGACAGCCATCTTGACCTTCAGTGCACAAACGCGGCAGTTGACGAGCGGATAACCAGTTGCCTCCTTGTGCCAGTCGCTGATCCAGGGCAATAGCCACTCATCCAAGTAAGCTGCGTTTTTCAACGCGCCCTTGTGAGTCTCCGGCACTCGCGTCTGGATATCCTTGGCAGCCTCGCTCTCTTCAGCCATTATGCTCAAATATTTCCAGGCACTTGAGACCATCCGAGTGACCTTGAAGCCAAGGCTTGCCTTGCACTGGGACGCGACCCCCAGTGCAGCCATAAGCGGTGACCCGTCGAAGACGAGGTTGTAAGCATGGGAGACCCGCGACTTGAGGGCCGCATCAGTGTTGAAGCCGGGTTGTTTCCGGATATCTTCACTGATGATATAGCCTTTCTCGTGCGAATAGCCCAACCTGACACACTCAAGCGCCGTAAGCGGCCTGCGCTCCCTGGTGTCGTCTCTCTCGAAGTCACCGATAACCCAAGTCCGGAACGCGGACAGGGCAGCAGCCAGCGCCTTGCCGCCATCATCGTCGCCACCAAGCGCCTTGTTAGACGCGGCAGCAGACCTAATGGCATTCAGGAGCTTACCCAACTGCTTCTCAAATTCGACCTCCAAGTACGTAAGGTCGCCATTCGCATTGGCCATGCGAAGGGGAGCTGCGCTCACTCCCTTCTTGAAAGATCCCGATCCAAAGCGCGCGTCATACGCCTTGGCAAAGGTGCTACCGAACTCCTGGTAAAGGAGCTGGCTTTCGGGATCGATCATCGCCAGGGAGTTCCAAACCCCAGCGGCGGCATCGTGGGCCGCATGGATCGGGGACGCGAGGGTCACACCGTTCGCACGCAGCCAGTGAGTGTAGAGGCCGTCCTTCTCCCTACACAAGAGCCAGCGGGCCGGATTTACCCGACCCTTATCCTGATCTGGCCCATGCCACTTCCACGCCACGGGGTCGAGCTGGTAGTCGCTCTTGGAGTTCCCCTTGACGCACTCTTTCACCGCAGCCCAGATGTTGCTGCTGGCTCCAACCCGAATTTCGGAGTCCTTTTCAGAACCCACTGGAGCGGGAGGAGGCGTGGTAACCCCCTTCTCCATTTGCCGTGCCCTCTGAATGGCAGAGAGGGCCGACGATCCCTTATTACTATTGGTATCCGCCGCCTTTGCAGGAGCAGGCGCCTCAGGGATCTTACCAGCCGGTACGAATCCCGGCATATTGGGGAGCTTCTCGATTTGCTCGAACTCCCCAGAGAGAACCTTACGGAGCAGGCGCCCCATAAGCTCGCTTGCGTCAGCGAGAGCCATCGACTTTTCATCGGCCTTCAGGAGAGGCGCGTTGACAGTCTCGAAGCCGTTCTCGGTGGTGCGGGACCATTCCGCCTGCGCTAACAGCCGAGCCAACTGGGGAACAACAACCTCCTTCTTGAGTTGGTCGATCGCTCCCTGCGTCAGAACACTGTAAGCCAGCGGCAGTCCCTCTAGGTCGAAGCTGTACGGGGTTTCCTTACCATCCTCCTTGAGAGTGACAGTAATCGACCCACCAGCCCGCGCAACACCAAGCGCAACCATCATCTGGTTACACATGATGCCGACCGCACCCTGATCCTGCATGAGCAACTCACGGTAGTAGCCCACACGATCAGTATTGAAATCTGCACCCTTCGCCGCAGATGATGGCTCGAACTTGTACAGGGCGTTGCCATAGTAGGCCCTGTGGTTCTTGACAAGCTCTACCAGCCGCTTGTCATAGCTAATGGCCACCATGTCGCCATCGTCGTCCCCATTAATCTTCGCGACATCATGCGGGTGCATGTAGATCGCGTGCTTACAGTAGACCGGGGTTAAAGTCTCTGAAGCTGCTTCGGTTTCGGTTTTCTGGGTTCCTTCCTCCTCAGGGGCCTCGTTGGCCCCGCTTTCCTTGTAGTAGATGACGTGACGCTCAGAGGGCGCGACTGATACCAACGCCAAATTACCCTGGTGATGCTGATGCGGGCTACGCCAGATGACGGCGTAAGAGCCTACCTCCTTTTCAGGATCGGCGCCCACGATGACACACGTGCCAGGTTGCACGGCATCATCCATCAGTAGGACCTTGATGTGTCCATCGATCCCCAGACCGGCGAAGGCTTGGAAGAGGAGCTTGGAGAGCTTAGCCTCGACCTTCGCCCGCACGTTCGGGAAACCGATCGGATCCAGGTCATAGTGGCTAGACAGCTGAGGCCGCCCGCACTTAGACACCTTCTCCTTAGACACGAGTCCATCGACCTTACACCACTCCTTAGAAGGCTTAGCGCAAGCGCCATCCTTAGAGGAGCCGAGGGTCTCAGGGGCAGGTACCTCACAATCAGCGCTGAAGACGGGATCCGTCTCTTTGCACCGACCGAGGTTATACTGCGTTGCCCGAGCTTCCCTCATCGTACGGTTCATCTGATCGCAGAGATCAACCGCCGCTCTGATGTCGTTATCCGCTTTAGCGACGGCATTGATCAGCCGCTTGCGGAAGTTAGCCGGGGTCAGAGTCTTCCCAGCTCGATCGCTAGTCAGGGCCTTAATGGCATCGCGCGCCATAGCCTCTGCCAGCTCGACATTCTCGGGGGTAGGGGCGAGGTGCGCCACCCACTGATACCCGAGCTGCTGCGTCCCTACCTTGCTGAGAATCTTGTGGATCCCCAACACGGAGTGGTTGGTGGTCGTATCACCAGGCAGGACGCGGTTTTTACCCGCGCCCTTAACGCAGTTAACATTGATCCGGACAGCTGGACCATCAAATCCCAACTTAACCGGATGCAGCAGCCCCTTACTAAACGCGATATAGGGTTTGCCCTCCGCGTCGTTCCGGGGATCAACGCACGCATACTGGAGACAGCTTTCGCCATGCTCAGCAAGCAGCGTAGCCCACTGCGGGTGGTCAATGTTCCACCCGTAAGAGGCACCATCGGCACCAGTGATCTGCACGTCATCACCACCGTAGTAGTGGATGTCGAGCCCCTTGATCGCCGGCACCTTTAGGAAGGCGTTAAACTTCGACGCGTAGCCAGCAGGTGCAGCTCCGGTCTTGAACGCCCTCACAAGCAGCCTAAGGTAGCTGCCTCCCTTGGGATCCTCGCTATTGATGAGCGGCCTCTCCATCGCCCACTTAGCTCCCCCTCCTTGGCCACCGAAGAGTGCGTATCCATTTCGGAACAACATCTTCAGATTCGGTGACGACGTGCGCTGGGCGGGAGACCCAATCCCCACGTCTAAGATCAATTTCCCTCCGTCTAAATCCGTCGGCATCATCCGGTTACCGCTGAGACGGATCAGCTGGGCCGGAGTCATCGCCGGAAAGATTGTGTCCAGCAGGGTAGACTGAGCATTGAAGGATCCCAAGACGAAGTGTTCGCCCGTGACCATCGTGCTCCGCGTCCCACTGATCGCGTCGAGGACCTTCTTCATCCGCCTTTCGACCTTGGTATCCGGAGCGGGTTTCCCCTTCTCCATCTCCAGAGCCTTCTTGACGAACGAACGGACGGCGTCCAGCACCTTACCCGCTACGTCATCCTTCTTAGAGAGATAGATTGTGCGCTGCTCGGCAACCGGCTTAGCCGTTCCATGAGGGTCCTTGAGTCCTTCCAGCAAATCAACCGCCTCTTTGCAGAGACGGCTAATGCCGTACGCTTGCTTAATGGCAAGCTCATCTTCCTCTGACAGAGCGGCGTCGGTCGTAACCTCAGCCCCCTTGCCAAACGGTATGTCATCGTCAGAGTAGAGCGGGGCATCATCCCGATAGTCTCCACAACCGACGGCATCAGGATCGAAGCCGGGATCATCACCGGTATTGTCCTGGCTAGTCTCCTTTACCCGAGGCGCACTGATAGCGGGCAATGGCCCCGCCTCATTGATGTGCACCTCGCCCGACAGCGAACGGATAGAACCGTCGTCAGTCGAGGGAGTGGTTCCGTACGTAGCCATTTCGGCAACCTTGTTAGACATTATTTCAGTCTTCCTTAGGTAAGAGCTTCTTGCTCTATTTTAGCGGTACTTAGACCGCAACTGCCATGAGCGCCCGACGGCGAATCTCGCCACCGGACTCGGAGCACAAGCGCCGAAGCGCCCGCTCCTTCTTCTCCTCCTTCACCTTCTCCTTCCGACGGACCTCGGTCCGGTTGGACCAGCCAGCCTCCTTCTCGGCCTTGAGGATGGTCAGGGAGGGCCCCGGAAGGGCCGCCAGCTTGGGGACGGCCCGAGAGGGCCGGCGGGGGGTGGCCCCCTTCTTCGTGCGATCGGCCCGCTTCACGCGGGCGACGGGGCCCCGAGGAGCCGTGTTGGAGGAGAACCACTGCACCGGCCCGTAGACCGGCGCAGAGCAGGCGAACCCGCAGTTGCTGAAGGGCACGTAGCCCTTCAGGGTCGGATCCGGCTTGACGGTCTTCCGGACCGACACGGGGCGGCGGGCCTGCGCCCTCCGCTGGATCTGAGCCACCTGCTCCTCGCGCTTCTCCAGCGCCCGCTCGTACGCCCCCTTGTTGGTGAAGAGGCGCGGCTCGAACCACACCCCCTCAACGTTGACGCCCTCGAGCACGTAGATCTCACCCTTCCGGGGCGAGACGGTGCCCTTGCGGGCGGGGCTGACGGTCTTCCGGACCGACACGGGGCGGCGGGCCTCAGCCCAAGCCGCCACTACCTGATCGTTCGTCATCTTTACCTCCTGATGACGTGTTAGTAACTCACCACTAAAGGAACCCACGGGATTGTGGTGCCATTAAGGGTGAATTAGGGCCTCTGAGAGCGCCCCACTAAAAGGGCGTAACATAATCAGGAGGAAATTAAAAAGGTTTTAGAAGTTATAAGGAGATTAATGAGAGAAAAGAAAAAAGCGCCGCCCCCTTGGGCTAGCGCTTGGTCAAACTAGATCATGTCGCCGTAGACGCTCTCCCAGTCGTCCTGGGCCTGCAAGATGTCGGGGCTCACGCAGCCCATCTGGGCCCAGAGGATCCACTCGACGCGGGAGATCCGCTTCTTCAGCTCGTAGATCTCCTCGTCAAGCTCCCAGAGGAGACCCTCCCCACGAGCAAACTCGTCGTCGAGGGCGTACCAGCGCTCGAGCTCCAACTTCTCGAGCTTCCCGTACAGGTAGTTGAGCATCTCTCACTCCAACGTGCGATTACTGTCGCACACAGTTCGGACTCAAGTCCTAGCGCATTCGCAAGCTCACGCCTGCTTCCTTGACATGTATTAAATTGCCTAGTTTTAATACACGGGAGACCATCTCCACTAAAAGGAACAATATTAGATAAGATGGAAAAAGAAAAAGGAGACGCGGCCAGAGCCGGTTCCTAATTCTTGCGGGCTCATCTCCCGCCAAAGCGCAGTTACCTGCACGTTTTAAGCCCGATCCTTCGGGCCGCTAAACAGTCATAATGCACCTCCTTTGTTAGTTGTTATTGAGTGGGGCGTTTGATGCCCAGCTGTTACAGAACGCTTTTCACCAGCTTACAGCAATGCTGGCGGCTCGGGGATCGGCATCCTCCTAACCTTTTTGGGCCGCAGCCCGGAAGTACTACTTCCTAACACGCGGTTTTAAGGCCGCTAGATAATTAGTCGTTAGATAGGCTGTCAATGCAACCGAAACTCCAACTAACTAATTACCACACGTGCGTAGTTAACGCACGCATCACTATGCCGGCTCACGCCTCGCACCGCTTTCACAAGCGATACTATTGTGCCTATCCAGACTCAAGGCCAGCCAAGGCTGCAACCGAATCTTTCAAGTAGGGTACTTTTTCAAGTCCCATGACATAATGGCTATTTAGTGGGTGGAAACATATCAGCGGACGAGCCGCCTCTACACGTGCAGTCCTTACTGCTACGTATGAAATTTCCACACACCTGGTTAGCTTCCCACGCACCTAGTTTACTCGCATAGTGACCGAAGCCAGCTAGTAGTTCTTTGATGCGTCGTGCTGACACACGAGCTCTTTTGTATTCCGATTTCTGGGTCGCTCTCGCGCCTTCCAACCGGCCCAATCACTAGACGGACTCAGGGATTGCTCCCTTCGTACGGTGTCGTGTGGCTTAACCGACAACAAGTGTGGACAAGCGTTGCTGCGCTTTCCCCAATGCTATATTGCCTAGAAGATACCTTTTGACCATAGCCCATGACAGGCGCTCCAATAACGATGATTTCCTCAAGATCGTTTTGGATTTCTGGTAGCGGCGCCCCTCACAGGGTCACCTCGTTTCCATTCAAGGACAGGCAAGACGTTAGTCGTACCTGGTATCACTCGCTCCCACTCCACTATTTACTCTATTGGCTATTAACCTTCCAGAGCTTTCGTTAGCTAGCAGGCACTAACAGCTAGATCTCTCACCAATAACTACAGCAGATGCGCGTCTCACGACGCGCATTTACCTATTAGTTACCAGGATCCCATCCCAAAGCCGCTATTCTGTTACGTGATTAACAGAGTGCGCACTTCGTAGTCTTGTTAGTGATATGAAATTCTTATGGGCACACGCCCGACTCCACTAAAAGAAAGGACGATTAAGAAAAAGAAAAAAAGCAATAAGTACGTATTTCTACGTACCTATTGCCTCCCTTGCACTAGCTGATGATCAGCCAGCCCTCCCCGGGGAGGGGGACGGGCAGGGGGAGCTCGCACTCCTCCCCGAGCTCCACCACCAACTCGGACTCCTCCTGCTCCAGCTGGGCAGGGAAGGGCAATTCGGACTGGTCGACGACCGCTACATTGACAGACAACATGTGTCCTCCTTCTTGTGAACCGGAGCGCCGGTACGGGAAGGCGCCAGCCTTCCACTAAGAAGGTAGAAAAAGAAAAGGACAAGATGACGAGCTGTGAGTACATGCTAAGACAGAAGCACGTACCGCTCTTACGTACAGCTTTCATTTGACCCCGGTGGGCTCAAAACGGCACTACCAACGACATTACTATACCTATAACCAGGTACCAAACGCCCTTTTTATTACATAAGTATAATTCCTTCTAACTAACAGGTACAAAACGCCCTCATTATAATTTTTATTATTATCATTATTATGTCTAAAAGCAACAAACGCCATATACGTATAATTACTTTTAGTCATCCAGTACAAAACGCCCGATTTTAAATTTACCTATAATTCCTTTTAGCTAACAGGTAAAAAGCCCCTTTCTAATTTTAAATTTTAAAAATTTTAAACAACCCCTAATAGCACCATGACGCAAAACCAAAACCAGCAACAGCAAGACCACCCCGTTCCGCCCGTACCTCACCTAATCCGCAACCATCTCTTCATCTACAAGGTTGGTTCCATTATCAGTGTGATGCACGAGTTCCTTCGTCTCACCAACAACAACGAATTCCTTTCCTCCTGCTACTACTACTATAATGTTGTTAGGAGTTCAGATCGCGGTCACCAGTGCCCTCATGCACAGGCTGCCCATCGTTCCCTAATAAGTACGTATCAGGAATTGGGACCGGAGGCTCATGCCATTATCAGTGATCTAGAAGATTTTGAGGGTTTTTTGCCGCCCGAGCTAGCCACTAACAAGCCCCAGCTTAGTACTAATGCGCCCGAGCTAACTACTAATAAGGCAGCGACAGCAGCACTATCACCACTATCACGTCGCACCGCCCGCTCTCTAACTAGTCATAAAGAGCTACTGGACGGCATACGTAGCCTTAAGACTACGCTGAAGATCCTAAGTCTTATGCCAGCGGCACTAAAGCGTTTCACATAGCGTTTCGCTACGCTTCACGACGCTTAGCTACCTTTCCCTTCTTATTGGAGTAATAACTTATGACGACAAAATCAACCTCCCTAACAACTACCAAAGAGACTTCCACTTCTCCCCTATCTCCATCATCGAGCCTAAGCGGCGCCCTTCTTAACCAGCGCTCCCTAACAGCACCAGCAGCTTTGGCTGCGCGTCGTGCCTCCCTCTTAGACAACATTAGCTCATCCTCTGACTATGATGAAATCTATGAGAAGCTATCAGTGGTGAAGCGTAACCGTCTCCATCGCAAGCTCGATACGTTACAGTTTAATGGCGCCGCCTCATCCGCCCTCATTTGTCTCGGCCCCTCTAAATGTCCCTTCTTTCACTCATGCCCACTAGGTGACGGCATAGACAGCACTGGCCGCCCCCTCTACGATACCGAAGCCGTCTTTCCCCTCTCCAAGCCCTGCATAGTGGAAAACACATTCATTGAGCAACGTCTCTACCATTATATGGAAGAATTTAACGTAGATCCCAATCACCTTAGCGAAGTCGCTCTCCTTAATGACCTCATCACTTGCGACAACTACAAGAATAGAGCACTTATGATATTGGCTATTGGAGATCGACAGAACCAGGGGCGCGAACTATCAACCATCCACGATATCTTCTCTGATAAAGGTACTGTTAGTGATCCAGTTAGTTCTGAGATGCGCGATCATCCCTTATTAGCTCGTATCGATAAACTAGATCAGAAACGTATTGTTATTCTTGAACAACTCAATGCAACAAGAAAGGCAAAGCTAGCTGTTGCTAAGGTCATTAGTGAAGAGAAAGTTACTAATGCTATGTTGGATCAACTACAGAAGGTTAAAGAGATTTTGGCGCGCGACGTTAGTGATAATAATGCCGATTCCACTACCACTAGTGGTGGCTCTTCCTCTAAGAGTCCAGTCACTATGATCGAGCTAGACTAAGGCGGATCTAAGACACTCCTCCCTTTTTCCCTTTTTCCCCTAACCGGAGCATAACCGTGTCAATCTATAACGACCGTATAAGGAAACAGAGAGAACAGCGGCGTCAGCTATTAGCCTACTACTGGCACGGTTCGCACTATTGGAAAGGCCACGACCCATCTAAGGGCAAGTCTCTCTTCAGTACTGAACTGCCCCTCCCGGAGCCTTCTCTCAAATTAGCAGAACGTATGTTTGGGAAAGATCCAGATATCTTCCCAATCACTAACTTTCTATCGCCTCACCAAAGTAAGGCTAGTGCCGCCAAAGCGACCTCCCTACTAAAGGCGTCGGGCTTTCTAGATATTGAGACAACAGCACTGGAACGTCTTGCTCCCATCCACCAAGTAGCAGCTCTATTCCCTGGCGCCAAATCCGTTCCCTACTACGAAGCCGTTCCCATTCCCTTTACCAGCTCACAATTTTCAAAGTATCCAGGTAGATCTCTAGCGCCACCACCTTCCCTAAGCCGCGATACGGATCTTGGCTCAGTGAGAATATTCGGATCATGGAATCAAGCCTTCGAGGGCTCCGATAGAGCATTTCACTCTAAAGGAATCAAGGCAACAAGACTTAAACAACGTAAGTTCGAGTTTAGAGACGAGTACATAACCGATCTCTCCAACGCCCCCACCATTAATAGAATCAGAGACACAACTCCATTAGGCGCCCTCAATGACATATTTGCCATAATGGAAAAAGAAGACCGCCCTATTATGTGGATCGCCAACGCTCAGTTCGAAGCGGGCCAGTTCAACGCACAGCTTCGTCTCAATTATCAGGCCGTAGCTAGAGAGATGCGAAGGCTAATGGAAGAAGACAATAAGTTCTTAGCAAAGAATCCGCACGCTCGCCCTCCTAACGAAGCCCACATTAACCGACTAGCAATCATCCTGGGGCAAGAATCGTACGGTGAAAAGCTTCCAACTCTTATGGGACATCAAGGCCACTACAGTGCTAAAGGCAGCGGGCGCATTAACGACTTCCTATATGTAAATCATCCAGAAGTTCTTAGGGCGCGCAACGTCGCTCAATTCACCAACGACTGGTCACCAGTTCTAAAAGCCATAGAAGAAATAGACGTAGAGAAGCTACGAGCTACTGGTGGAAAGATCATCCTAGATCCGTTCGACATTATTAAAGGCGTAACATCTAAAGCCTCTAATATTTTGGCGGCCAACGCTTATGATACGGAAGCTCTACGTGCCGTCACTAGAGGTATCAGCTTAGACTTCTTGGCATCTTCTCTCTTTAACACATCAGAGACTCACTTTGGTTTGGAAGACAACTATCTGACTGCTAAAATCGTACCTGAATTTCTGTCCATGAGTGAGGAGCTAGACTCAGTACAAGAGAAGCTAAAAGCGGCCTCTGCTGGCAGAAGTACTCCAGCACGCATTTCCGATATTAGTCTTTCAGACGGGGAAAGAAGAGCCATTGAGAACGTACTCAAAATGGGCGAGATCAAGAAACTCACTAACCCAGAATACGTTAAAGGAGCCATAGATTCAGTTCTATCATCAGAACTAAAGGCCCGCATTGAGGGGCGTACGTTTGCCCACTATGGTAGAGGTCCCTTTCGTACGGAGTGGTCTGTCAAAGAACTCTACGATCCCTCCTATAATAAAGGAGATAAACTACGTCCTGAGAGGCGGATGGTTCCCGTAGTCGCTTCTGATTCAATCATCTATAGGGAAAAAGAAGAAGCTATCAAAGCCATACGTAATATACCTGGGAACGAGCAAGTAACAGAAGAACAGCTATTTAAGATGTACGAAGAAAGAAAAAGGGATATTAGTGATCGGCGCGACACTATCCCTGCAACCTATCAGAAGAATAGTGGCTTCGATACGGTAACCAGGACAGAAGAAGAGCGGATGTTAATTCTTCTAGAAAGGGAGAGGGAACAGAAAGGCATCGAAAGACGCAATCTAGTAAAAGACAACATACAGGCTATTAATGAAGCCGCCTCCATAGACAAGTTGAAGCAGCTTGAGAGGCCGCACCCAGTACCAGTGCCGCCATTTCCTCAACCTAAACTCAGTTCCGGCCCTGATAGAATTACTCAGTTCTTTGATGACAATCCTTCACTTAAGAGACCAGACCCCGCGCTACTCCAACAGTACCGTGATTGGCTGGTTAACGAACACGAACCAAAAGCTCGCTCTCTCTGGAAACCTTTAGAGGAACCTGAGGGACCTCCCACCTATAGAGATGCAATAGTTAAAGCGGCGCAAGCCGCACAAGCTCCTCCTCCCAAAGTACAATCGGATCTATTTGAGAGGGCGGCTACAGTAGCTAAAGGCTCTAAATGGGCACAAGCAAAGGGAAAAGGCATTATGGCTTTGATGGGCGCCTCCATATTTGTGAAAGGAATGGCCGCCCTTAACGACATGGCTAATGAAAAGCCATACGACCCGCGCTTCAATTACGATACGTTGGGACTAAGCCAAGAACGTCTCGATGAACAGGAGACAGAAGCACTCAACGTAGAGGAAAATCAGCTAGAGATGGGAGTCCCTGACGGTATGGACGAAAAAGGTATCGGCGCGACTAGTAGAAAGGCCGTCACCGACTTCGGTTCTCCATACCGTATAGAGGAAAAACAGGAAGATCTGCCCTCCTTTAAAACAATCGCACTCACTTATAAGGAAAAAGTGAAGCAGGGAATGATAGAGTATGTGGCTAACTTTGAAAGAGCCACTGGCGCTCAGCCTGTTTTCTTTGAAGGAATGCGCGTTGACCAGCGAATTGTTGATTTCCAGTACTCGATGCTCAACACTCCTTTCAAAAAACAGCAAATAGCAGCTCTTATGAGTGCAGAAACAGAGCAGTCTTTGGCAGCAACCTACTTTATGGAGAAGGACCAAGTAGAAACCGTAGAGCCGGGAGCCCTATCAGGACAAGGTATATCATTTAATAGAAGCCTTTACTCGTACAAAGTACAGTCTAAGAGAGAAATAGAGATAGAAGACGCAGATACTGTCTTAATACGTAATGGACCCAACAATCAGGCGGCATCTTTCCGTCTTTCTGGCATCGATGCACCTGAAATTGGACACAAAGGCGAAGCTATTAGTTCATTACGCTTTGAACAGAACCAGCCTTTTGGAGAAGAGGGCCGCCAGCGCCTCCAACAAATAGTTAGAGAAGCAAGCGACGTACGAATTGTCTACGATCCTCGCCAAGAAACTTATGGACGTGCACTTGGTGTCCTTATGGCGGATGGAGTTAACGTAAACCAGCAGCTAGTCAAAGAAGGCTGGGTAAAAGCACTACCATTCGGTGAAAAAGAAGACGAACTCATTGATAGAGAGTCTATAGCGGCTGCAGAAAATACTGCCTATGCAAGACAAATAGGTATGTGGCAGTCTGATTTCTGGCGCACAGAGAAGCAATTATCGAGCGCTTCTTACCGTATGACCAATAACACGCTTACTCGTCTCGACAAGCTAGCTCCCTCTAACACATTAGGAGCGGCTTTTACTCTTATGCAAGCAAGAGAGACCGATAGCAACGCTTATCAAGAAGCCTATAATCCTTTAAAGAGAAGATTAGCAGCCATGGGAGTTAAGAAGCCGCCATTTAAAGAGAGAGTTTGGCGCCCCTCCTATTATGGTGATGGCGAATTCAGTAGCAGTATTAGGGATAAGCCGCCCCCAGAATCCACCCCCTCTTATGGCCTTACTAACGCCAATAGACTACAAGGAAGCAAAAGTACATCACTCATACAAAGCTCGCTAATAGACTCAAGCACGTACTCAAACTCTATCTATTCCTATAGGAAACAAAATATCCTTAGTAGATTTGAGCCGCGTCCGCCACCACGCAATCAGCAGCCGCAATCCTACAATCACGAAAAGCAGCGTGACTTTCACCGTGCTGGGCAGCAAACATCTCTAAATGTCACACAATTTCAAAATAGCCATCTGATGATGGGCGGCTAATATAGAGGCAAAAGTAATATAATGGATATTAATTCAAGCCAATTTGAAGCAAAAATCTTAGATTTCGGTTGGGACTCAATTCCTAAATTCTTCAACGAAAGCGGCGCAACCTCTTACTTCGGTAAAGGTATAGGAGAGTCCTTCGGTATTAATGCCCTACACGGAGAACCGAACATATATACGGGTTGGGGAAGACGTTACGACTTTACAGAAGCTCTCTCCCATACGAAAGTAACAACTACTCATTTAGGTAGTGGTAGCGCCGCCAGGTGGTCATACGGTACTTCTGCTCTTCAGGGCGGTAGTACGTTGTTCTTCCTATACCAAGGACTAGCAAACGAAGGTTTACTTGGATTAGGAAAAGCCGCCCTGAGTGAACTCGTTTCTAGCTCCGCACAAGCTCACGTAGGTGGGTTATTGGCTGAGAAAGCAGCAGCAACCGCAGCCTTAAGAGGAGCTGTAAGTGGCGCCACTAAAGGAGCTTCAGCTGCCAATCCACTAGTATGGGCGGGTTCAATACTTGGAGGTTTTGCTGGAGAAACGGTAGGAGGTATTATTGGTTTGCCGCAAGCTGGATGGACAGTGGGTACGGTTCTAGGCACTTACGGTGCTTACGGACTAGCAATGAATCCGGAACTATATCCAATAGCTGCTGGCGTAGCGGCTGTAGCCGGTACAGGCTACGCAGCATACAAGGGGGCAGAATTTGCCTTTAATGCATCATACGGTATTATGAAGAGAGGGCTAGAGCATCGCCGTCAAAAACTAACATCAATAGAGACTGCTGGCTCTACCGCCGCCTTCTTAAATAAAGGAGCCTTTACAATGCGCTCTAGAGCCGTGCAAGCAATAAACAAACACCAACTTAACGCAAGAAGCGCCCTTGGCCAAGAAGCAAACCTAAGTCACTTTAATGCCTATAGACGCTATTCTTACAATCCAAATTATTAATAAGTAGGAAACAGTACCATGGATAATAACTCATCTGTAGAGAGTCTCTACGAAACTAATAAGTTCGGGGCCAAGTACGTCCGCTACGACAGGCGTCCGTCTCAAGAACTAATAGACCGCTACAAAGACAAGTACGGTATCAACACAGACTGTCATAACATTTGCAAAGTCTGCCAAATAACCCATATCGACAAGTACAAGGAAACACTTGAACTAGAGAACGCTAAATTAGAGGCAGAAAACGGTAAAGGGCTGTCTAAATGGTTTAAGCCGAACTGCTCTTTCATCAAGGCGGGGCTCCCCAGCACCATTATTCAGCCGCGTCTAGACCAGTTGATAAAAGAAGGGATACCAGCGAAGCGCGCCAAAAGAATGATCTATCAAGCCATAGATCCAGTAAACTGGCTAGAGCTACTTATGGGTTTTGATGACGATACTCAACTCATAGAAGACATAGAGCGTCATTGGTACTTAAGGTGGTATCAGAAGGCCGCGATACGTTGTACGGCCAAAAGACAAGTTCTTAGAGCAGGCAGACGTACGGGCAAGTCCACTACAGCAGCACTAAAAATTATAGATTGGGTTTTCAATCACAAAGTATTCGCCGCACGAGATGCTGACGGCGTTGAGAAGTTTACCGGCCCAAAGATCCTTATCATCACGCCATTCCAAAGCCAAGTTACCACTATCTTCAGTGAAATAGAACGTCTTCTCTTAATCAACGAAACTCTAGTAAAAGAAGTAATTCAGACGGGCTCTAAGCTATTCAAACAGTCGCCGCCCCTAACAATGATTTTCCAAAACGGAGCCATTATAGAAGGTCACGTTACTGGAGCTAACGACAAAGAAGACGGTTCAGGAGGTGGTTCTATCCGAGGAAACTATGCTCACTTCATCTACATAGATGAACAAGACATGGTTCCCGAATACATTATGAAGAATGTTATTAAGCCGCTTCTCATGAGCCGCCCAACAACAGGTATGTTATGCTCTTCTACCCCTATAGGTAAAAAGGGTTCTTTCTACACAGAGTGCTTAGAAGATCCGAACTGGAAGGAATTCTATTTCCCAGGAACAGTCTTACCTCACTGGGATCTACAAGAGGAAGAAATCCTTCAAGAAGGTACTCAGGATAGCTTTAAAGCAGAGTACATGGCTCAGTTCAACGTAGATAGCTATGGAGCCTTTAAGAATAAAGACATTGTTGCCGCCCGCTCTAACTACAGGTATGAAGAAACTAATGATCCTGCTTGGTGGAATAAGGGAACGCCTTTCCGTACCAACTTCCATGCGTTCTCTGTCTGTATAGGCATTGACTGGAACAAGAACGTAGGAACAGAACTATCTGTTACTGGTTTTGATCCAAGAACTGGAGTCATCTACGTACTAGAGAACTACCTAATCGAACCTTCCGAGTACAGTGGAGAATCGTACAAAGACGCCGTCAGACAACTTAATTATAAGTGGAAACCAAAGTACATCTATTGCGACGAAGGCTACGGCCACACGTTATTTGAAGATCTTCAATTAGATTCCATAGCAGCAGCAGCTAAAGGAAACTTCAAGTCGGACTTTGAAAAGAGCGTAGCAGAGTTAGGGCCGCGCCTAAGAAAAATCAACTTCTCTTCCAATATAGAGATATTCAATCCAGCTACTGGTACCTACGAGAAGAAGTACGCAAAGAACTTCCTAGTAGAGAACGCCATCTCTATATTCGAGCGCCGCAAAATACTATTCAGTGAAGAAGACAAGGTGCTCATCAAACAGTTGCAGAACTACGTACAGGTTTCCAAACACGATAATGGTAAAATCGTCTACGGTATGATTAACGAGCGTATCGGAGACCACCGACTAGACGCGCTTATGCTATCGCTGGGAGGACTTGTACTAGAAGAAGGAGTGTTCTCATACAGCTCCTACAACAGAGGCTTTGAAGCGCAGCACGTACCCATGCAAAGCGAAGTAGATCCAGACCTCAATGCCTCCGATAATCTCATTATAGATGGAAAAGGACAGTTGGTGGGCTTTAAAAACCAAAACAACGTCTCTATTAAGGAAGGGCCTGACGGAAGCGCCTCTTTCCAATCAATCGTATTTGGTAAAGGGAAACGCTACAACCACGACGCGCCTAATAGCCGTCGTGAAATCAGTGGAAAGTCTTTATTTGGCCGCCGGTCAGAACTGCATGGAACCACACAAGAACCTTCTATATTTGAGAAGCTTGGTTTTGTGCACGTAGAGAACCATTCGAACCGCGACGACGTAGGAGAAGACCCATTGCCTGGATTCAGACCAGCTGTCTTTAGTCCTAATTCACCAGTTAAGGGCGCGAACCGACGCTCTTCACCAGATAAAGTAAGGAGAGGATTCTAACTATGTCATCTGATTTCATAGATAAACTATTCGTCCCTGGTTTCGGCAATCCTAAGACAGAAGGCCCTGGTCCTCACTTAACTCTAGAAGAAAGAAACAAATACTTAACTCTAGAAGAAAGAAACAAATTGCCGTTTGTTGGGGGAATAAATTCAACGTCCAGAAGGACCTTGTTCTACGATTCAGCACCTACAAGAATTGTAGAACCGATAGCGACGCCAAAAGAACCGTCGCCCATCGAACATATCAACCGCATTAAAGAAGAACAAAAAATAGAAGAGTGGAAAAAGAAAAATCCGGGCCAAGACGTTCCTCTAGACGATATCAGAGAAGAGCTAAGAGCTGGCAAAGGACGAGATCCAATTATTAATATAAGAGACAAAGCTCGAAAGCTAATGGAGCAAGAAGGTATTTCAAGAGATGAAGCACTAGACCGAATCCTTTTAGATCCTAGAGACAGAAATTTCAAACCTAGTTCTTTAGACGATTTAGTTGTTAGTCGTTTCGACGAAGTACAAAACTTAGCAAAGAAAGAAAATATTACTAGGGGAGAGGCACTTAATCGTGTAGAAACTAAAAGAAACAAAGCGCCCAAAAAAGGAAAGCTTCCAAAGATAGAATCACTACCAGACGAAGCGATAAGTCCGCTATTTTCTGTAGACTACCCAAAGCGTCCAACAATAGACGCAAAGCAAATGGGAAGATTTAAAGGAGTCAGGAAATACAACCACTACAATGAGAACGTAGATTGGGGCCGTGGCGCAGATACTAGCGCACCAAACATAAAAAGTGCTAAGTACGGCCCTCCTACATTAGACGAAATTATAGAGAGAAGAAATCTATTAAGAGACTCAAAGGAAAGCGATCCCAAGCAATTTAGAAACCAAGACGCTAATAAAATACAGATCACGCCCGACAGAACCACCAAAGAGACTTCCTCATTTATGAGTAAAGGTAAGAAGGTCTCACAAGTAGAGAAGCTCTCCTTTGACGAACGCGTAGCCAGAAACAAACGCAACACGTGGAAGAAGTCATTCTCAGGTGGCGGTAGTCGCCTTCTTGCGGGTGCTATCGGGGGTGCTATTGTCTCCTCATACATGTCAGACGGTAACAATGAGACAGGAAGGAAACCGGTTCTAGGAATAGGAGCTATGGCTGGTATAGGAGGAGCTGCGATCGGGATGGCCTATTACGACCACGAGATCTACAACATCAATAAAGGATATAAGAACTACGCCATTGGCGTAGGTGAAACTGCGCAAGAGCAAGTTAAACTATCAAGAGTAAAAGAGGTTAAGAAGCCGACCACACTGGCCCCAGGATTTGAGCATGGACCTGCGGAGTGGTCTGATTACAACTACACTCCAGACAGACTGACAAACCCGCCGCCACATACGCGTCACAAAACCTCATCTTTAAACGATATGAAAGGCTTCCCGACTACAGAAGAGATGCGAGCGAATCCTCAAATATCTCAACCTAGAAAAGTAGACTCTGCTCTCGACATCGATCTCTATTCAATTAGGAATCCTAATGAAACTCTTGTTGGCGCAGCAAAAGCTGCAAAGTTACCACCACGAGGGGACCCAGCACATAATGTAAAAGTAGGAGCAGACTACAATGCCAACATCACAGCACGCGCTGCTCATACGCAAGCTAGAGCACACTTCAAGGAAGCTAGAGGTAAAGCTGCTATGGCTGCGACAGCACTAGGGGCGGCATCTACATTCATGATGGCTGGAGCTGTAGGTCTTTCTTTTAATGGCAATGACAAAAGCAGTGGTTACAACACGCACCGAGGCACGAGGATATAATAATAATGGCAATCAAACTATACGATGAAAACCTTAACGAGATTACCTCTATTAGAATAGTAGCTGATGGCGGCTTTGGAGACATACGTACAAAGCAAGTCTTTCTACGTAACGATTCAGCACTCCACTACTATACGGATATAGTGGCTAGCTTTGATAATGCCGCCTACAGTAGCGGATTTATGAGAGACGGCTACAGCATTAAAATAGTGGCTATGGAAAGCCAACCAACTATGGAGCAGTGGGATTTGATTGGGCCCGGCGAACCTACTCCCATACCTGATATTGGTGAACTAGGTGCGGCAGATACTGCCAATTACACGTCAGTATACGTACTTTTCGGAGTACCTGCTGGGCAACCAGTTAGTCTTATTACAGACGTATCACTGGTTCTTAGCTACATAGAGAGGCTAGCGTAAATGCCACTTATCGTACCAGCACCCGTACAGGAGCCAGATCGCGACAAAGTCATAAAAGAAGGGAAGCCGCGCCGCACTAAGAAAATCAAGAGGGCCGCGCCTGAACCTAACAGCGCCATATCACAACCAACTTCTCTACTGACGGAGGAACAAGCCAATTCTTTAGCAGAGAGAAAACAGCAGCACGCAGATCTAGTGGCTCGAATAGAGCCTATTAAGCAAATGCTATCTAGCGCACTAGAGAGCGTGAAAGGAGCTAAGATGGCGCCCTTCACTCTCGACATATCTGATAATCCAGTGCTTATGAAGATCGCTAAGAAAGTATTTAAAAGAAGAAAAACATCGATCGATCTAGCTGAGTATTTGCAACTAGTAGAGATGCTAAAAGCAAAGCAGCTCTCAGAAATCGAAACCTATAAAGGGAATACGATTTAATAATAATAAGAGGTACCTATGGCCAATATGAAGGAAGCTCAAAAACAAGCGATAGCAGAACTCTATGTGAAGCTACTCCCTTATCTAATGAAAGACTTCTACTACAAGGCTGATGTAGATGCTGTTTTGCGCGACCACAACATAGAGTCTGATACCGTTGATTTCTATGCGAAGCAACGCCTGGCCGCCCTTCAAACCTCTCTAGATAATGGAGAAGAAGCTTACGACCTGATAGAGCCTCTAGTGGCTTTAGATTTAGACTAAGGGGCTCATCTACTATGGCAACCAGTACCACCATTATTACACTAGAGGAGCTAGAAGCTCTCACACAAGCATACGAAGCAGCTTACGTAGAACAGATAAGAGATACGGCGCCACTATTAGTTAGGAGTGTAAACGATCTATCTGTTGTTGTGGATGGAGTAGAAAAGACACTAAGTCTCTACAGCTCCACCAATAGCAGCCAACCACAACAAATGACTGGAGAGGCCGGGCCGTTCTCTTCTACATCTACTCTTATTGGTAAAGGAAAGAATGCCCACTATAAGGTTGTTGCCGGCGTCACTATCCCAGAAACAGCCTTCTCTAAGTACGTAGAGAAGTGTCTTAGTTGTGATGGAAGATTCCTATTCGAATTCGAGATGCTGCCAGACGGAGCGTTCTTCCTTCAGCTAGGTAATATTCTTGATGAAATAGAGGGAGCGATCGGCGCCCTTAATAAAGCATTTTCTCCAAACACTAAGCTAATAGAACAGCTATGCGCCTTTCTTAACATGCTAGGCTCTATAGCATGTCCCCAAGATCTAATAGCTCTAGCAATGGCTATTCAGCTAATGATCAATAGGAAGATGACTTATGCTCTTCAGATCAAACTCAACTGGTGGGGTCTATTTGGATTCGCCATTAAGTGGTTCATAGAGACTCTGTCTTCCCTAATAGATCAACTAGCTCAAATGCTAGAGGCTCCATTGAAATGCTTATTAGCCGCGCTCACAGCTGGTCTAGAAACAGTGAGAGCTTTTGATGCGGCATTCACTACCGCCTCCAATACGCCCAATAAGGCGGCGCTAGCCATCGACCCTAAGACGCAGCGAGTAACGTTCTCTCTTAGCGGAGACAGTATATTTGATACCAAGTATGAGGAAGTAGCTGTAGCTCCACCTAACGTACCTACTGAACTCGTAACGGGTTTAGAAAGAGGAACTTCTATAGCTGCTATTAGCGCGGGCGGTATAAGAACAGTTCCGGATTCAGCTGCCGCGTTTGACGCAATTCAAAACGTAGCAATGGCCGCCATACCTAACATCTACGATCTATCATTACCGGAACAACTAGTTCTTCTAAACAAAACAGCTATAGAAGAAATAGAAGCTCTACGTCTCAAAATACAAGAGGCGCTTGGTTCGGTGAAGCGCCTCGTCTCTAATAATAAAATACTAGAGATACGCCTTATGCTAGATATCAAATTCCTAATGGGTATTGCCGGCCTCCTTGTTTACTTAGGATCGCTAGACAGTCTCTCCGATCTATGTAGGCCAGAGAACGCGCCCAACCTAACCAAAATCATAGAAGACATGACTGGTGCAGAAGACGTACAGCTAGTACGATCCTCTACTACTAATAGCAAATTTGATGTCTCTTACTCTCTTAATGGTAAGACCAATCAAACATCTATTGCTTCATGTCTTGCTGCGCGAGAAGAAGCTGAATCTGCAGCCAAGAATCTGGATGCGCTACTAAGAGAATTATCTAATGGATAGAAAACTAATGGAATTGATTGGTTTGGATCCCGCCGGCTCTTCTACCTCTACTAAAGACGCTACCTCTGCGGTAATGCGTACGAAAGTCGTTAAGTCACCAATCAAAGAATACGGCGGGCGCCATAGAGAATACTTCTACAAACCAGAATACGACTTCGCAGACATAGAGCGAGCACAAGATGCAGACTCCTACATTGCTCAGTCTATTAAGAAAAAGAGTCAGAAGTTTCTATTAGCGGGCTACGAGTTTATTGGAGAGAACCAAAAAACAGTAGAGTACATTGTTAAGAGAATAGCCCAGCTAGAGATCGCTCAACAGAAGCCATTTCCCATTCTACTGCTTCAAACTGTAGCTGACGTAGAAAGGTTTCAGAATGCTCTATGGGTTATTAAGAGAGATGCAGAGAACTCGGGCGGCAAGCCTTACAGAATCAACGGTACAGAAATAGATCCAATAGCAGGTATTTTCATCCCGCCCTTTGCTTCGCTCCAGTGGAAGCACAACAAGAGCGGCAAACTTACTAAAATCAAACAAGTAATAGAAGGTGTTGAGAAGCCACCTGAGTGGAAAGCAGAAGACTGCATTCACTTCTATATGAATAGAAGACCAGGCTACACGGTAGGAAGCCCCACTCTGTTCCCTGCCATCGACGATGTTAAGCTATTACGGAAGATTGAAGAGAATGTAGAAGACCTAATCAGTTCTAATCTCTTCCCCCTATACCACTATCAGATTGGTAATGAGAAGTATCCGGCGGCCCGTAACATAGGAAGCGGTCTAAGTGAAGAAGAGCAAGTAGCCGCTCAGCTTGAGTACATGCCTGCAAGCGGCGTCTATATCTCTGACTATCGTCACAAGATAGAAGTTTTAGGTTCTGAAGGCAAAGCTCTCCGTATCGACTACTACCTGACTTACTTCAAGAACCGCGTATTCAGTGCTCTAGGGATGAGCGCCACTGACTTTGGCGAGTCCGACTCCAACAATAAATCAACTGCTGGTGTTCAGAGTAAAGCCCTAACAGAGAGCGTAGAGTCGATGCAGCAACTAATGAAGTGCTTTATCGACACGTACCTAATACGTCCTCTCTTATTGGAATCAGACTTTAAATTCGATGTAATGGCGCCCGAGAACATCGTTGAAATTCAGTTCGGCAAGATCGATATCAACGAGCAGAGCGTCAAACACAACGAAATCAACCAACTCTATCAGTCTAATATGCTTACGCACGAAGAAGCGCGTAAGATGATTGGCAAGCGCCCAATCAAAAATGAAGAGTCTCTCAACTACAACAAGTTCCCCAATAGAGGAGAACTAGCTAGAGAGGCCGCAGCAAAAGCAGGGGCAGCGGGCTCCAACAACACCTCCAACCAACACGGCTCATCTAGAAGGAAGTCATCTAAAGATGAAGCTCTAGATAAGATTAGATCCGTCCGTTCTCTGTCGGAACTGCACGATCTTCTAAAAGAAGAACTTATTATTAGGAGATTGGTCGCGGCGACATCACACCAATGGTCTCATATTAGCGATATTTTAGATAAAGTAGAAAACGATCTCGACAATCTCTTAGAGCCTATTGCTATTTATAGGGAACACGAAATCGAACTACCTATCGAAGATACGATCTTCCTGCTAGAAGATGCAATCTTAGACTTAATGCAATTACAAGAAGAAAACTAATAGCTCACTAACCCGTAATTATCTACCGAGGACAAAGTACCACCATGGCAGCAGATACCACTAAGCCAGATATTGATATTGGCTTTATCAGAATCAAAGGCGACGAGTTTAAAGACACGGCCTCCATCGACAGCATCCTTACCAGCGGAAGAAAGCTACAGATTGACTTCGACTTCTCTCATGGCGGGAAGCTTATCAATCGCCGCATCTACTCCACTAAGGGACAGAAGCGCGTCGCACAAACTCTAACTGATAAACCCCTTAACATCGATCACTCAGATTCGGCTAATTCAATCATTGGTCGCCTAACCAAAGCAAATGTAGTCAGCCTCGCAGCAGAGGCCAAAGCATTCGCTGCTAAAGCTCGCATCAGCGAAGACAAGATCAACGATCTCATCTACGGAATGGAGAATCTAGACTACGAGAAGATCGCCACCATTCTTACCAAAGAGAAACTTCTACGTCTTAGTGGATGGAAAGGCGTCTCTAAGATTACAGCCAGCGCTGTTGTTAGTGACGAAGAAGCAATCAAGCGTTTCCTAGATAGGCGCTTCCTTAACTTCTCTGCAGAACAGCTACCAGCAGCACGCGTCTGTAGCATCTGTCTGAAAGATTCTATTAATGGAGAAGGTTGCGAACACTGGCCTGGAGAAACCTACGATGGTAAGCTATGCTTCACTATTGCTGGTGAAATGAAAGGCATCGGGGCCGCCGTAGTAATGCATCCAGGCGACACAGATAGTATTTTGACAGCAATGTCATTCGTTGATAATGATTCTAGCGAATACACGCAGCCGCTAATTGTGGATGCACAGATCAAGGTTATTACTGGAGATAGTATGGAAGATACAGACACTAATAATAAGAAGGTTTTCCCGCTCGGTGACGGAACTGAAGAGACTCCCGCTTCGACTGATGCGATTCTAGGAGAACTTGATAAGATGAAAGAGACGCCAGTAGAAGGTGAAGGTGAGAACAAGCCAGAGCCAGTAGATACGGCTACTGACGTACCTAGTACTAATGATGCCGCTCGTCGTGTTAGCGAGCTTACTAAAGACCTAGAAACTCTCAAAGAAGAGCTAGCTGCTAAAGATAAGCTAATCAGTGAAAGAGACGCCCAGCTCGCAGAGAAGGACTCTCTTATCGCTACCAAGGACACGGAGCTAGCAAACACTATCAAGAAAACCGAAGATTCTATTAAGGTTTTCCGCGACAACCATGGACGCGTAGTTAAGCTAGGAGAAATGCTGAAAACCAAGGAACAAAATATTCTTGACCAGATGAAACCAGTCCTCGCATCTTTGAATGCAGAACTCGCCAGCGACTCTCTTGAAGGGGTTCTGGCCGCGCTTAAAACCATAGATCTTAAGAAGATCAAGAATTTCATGGATTCGGGCCTACAGCGTGAGAACGTTAAACCAGTAGAGAGTCCAGTTATCGATCACAACGATAACAGCCCCAAGACCCCTGTTTACACTGATTACGAAGCTAAGCAAGTAGCTATCTACAAAGATAAGCTAGCAAAGGAAGGAAAAGCATCTGCTGATGCGTTTCTAAGAAACGTAAAGAAGAATGGCTGGCTTCCAAAGAACTTCACAATCATCTAATAATTCACCTATCATTTAGAGGAACCTCACAATGGCTATCAGACAGATTGCAACTAACTTCAACACTCGTGCCGATATGGGGACTGAGATCCACCCTCACGTCTTCGAGTCCGGCGATGTTTACCGTCCCAAGGGCTCTAACCGCGCAGACAAGGATGGCGGTTCGTCTCACCAGTTTGCTCCCTTCATGCCAGTAGTTTGGCAAGATACCCGTACTGGAGGCGCCCGCGATTGGTTCTGCCTCATGATGGGTAAGATTGTCGGCCTTACCGCTGACGGCTGGGTTTATCCAGCTGGTCTACGCCTTGAGATCGAGGCTGCTGCTGGCGGTGACACAATCTTCACCTACACGGCAGATGACGTAGATCAGAAGGTAATGGATATCGTAACAGGCAGCTATGTTACCGCTGCTGGTGTTCGCACTAAGACTGCTGTTCAGGCGGCACTACTTGAGCGTGGTTTAATTGCTGCGGGCGAAACCATTCTCGACTACTTCAAGAAGCCTGTAGGTTCCATTCTACAGGTATGCTACTCGCCGTTCTCAATTGATGACGCAACTGATCCAACCAAGCTAAAGTACACCAACTACCTGAAGCAGAAGGGTATTCAGTACACCACCAAGACCCAGATGCATCTTCCAATGGTGCCTTTCCAGACTGCAGCATCTGATACGATTCCTGCCGCTCTAGCCGGCGCCGCTGCTGCATTTGGTACTCTTGGAGTGCACGTGCCTGCAGAAGTAGTAGCTCTTACCCGTTACGAGCTAATTGATGCAACCGATTACGTTGCTCTATTCCTAGATGAAGTTAACGTTGCTAAGAACACCGAGCGTTCTCCCATCGAGTGCTCCAACAGCGCCGTACTAGTTCGTGAGATCAAGCTAGACTACAGCGCTGGTCTAACTGGCAAGGAACGTATTGCTAATGCAGTAGCTCGTCTCCGTAGAACTGGTGACTTCTTCGTTGATGAAGAAGTAGGTGTTATCTTTATGTACGAGAGCGGCGGAAACGCAGTAGTCGGTGCAGGAGCAACCGTCTCTTATTACATCTATGATGGTGCCTTCACCGCAAGTGACGTAACCAAGTATATGTGCGTAGAGGGTCTCGTTAAGCCTGGCGATTACGTCAAGTTGACCGAGCGCTCGAACCTAACCAAGTGGATTTCTGGCACTGATGACGAGAGTCTAAAGCTAGGCCGTGTCCACGGTGTCGTACGCGAACCCAATGGTCTCGTAGATCAAGTTCGTACTACCTCTGGTCTTCCAGGCTCTGCTACTGCCGGCTACAGCGCGAACGTAGTTGCTACTAACGCTGCAAACCTAATTGCCAAGATCGTGCTAGACGTACGCTAAAACGTACGTAAGTGAAGTGAGGCCGTTAGTTCGGCCTGAGCTTAGCTCGCGGCCCACTTCATTCTCTTTTTTCAAATCTAACTCTAACTCTCATTTCGAGGAACTAACAATAATGGCTTCTACAACTTTTAAGGATTTTCGTAAGGTCGGGAATGGCGATACCATTGAGATGGTAGACTATTCTCTAGAGCTACCTGGTGAGCTAACCGCAGACACCAGCAGCGCAGACTTTCGCAAGAACGCATCTCTAGTAGCTGATGCATGGCGTCGTGGTGGTCGGGCTTCCGATGACACCTACGTCCCCTGGGCAGGCTTCTTCGATGCTCTTGTTAAGGAGCGCGACGCAAAGCGCAATGGCGTAGCTCGTGACAACGCCTCCGTAACCACTGGTAACTTCATCAACATGCTAGAAGTTGCCACCTCCACCGTAGTGCGCGAGCAGATCGAGCCGATTCTCGCAATCACTGGTCTATTCCAGACTGTTAGACAGAAGCACCTTATGACCCAGATGATTACTGGTGTTGTTGGTGGTGCAGTGGCTGCAGGCGAGTACGACGAAGGCGGTAACCCACCTGAGGTTTCGTTCTCAATGAACACTGGCTATCAGGTAGCCACCGTAGGCAAGTCCGGTATTATGGCTTCCTTCACCGACGAGGCTCTACGTTATGCTTCGTGGGATCTAATGGGAATCTATATG